CCAGTGGCTTCGTCGCCGTCCCAGATGTTATCGCAGTCAGCCGACCATCGAATGCGGTGCAGCGAGTTGATGCACAAGCGACCAAGTTCGGTCCCACCATGGCAGGCAACAGCCAATGTTCCGACGTTGGTCACTGTGCCGCAGGCAGAAGTTTCATTTCCTGCCGTCGAACTCGTCACAAGCTTCGGAGTGTTCGCCGTCTGGGTCGTGCTAATCTGAGTGACGTGGGGGATCTTTGACCACGCTTCAACAGACTCAGTTGAGTTTGTATCGATCAAAACGCAGGCAGCAGAAACGCAGCACAATTCGCCAGCAGTAAAAGTCATCTCATCTCTCCTCAAACAGACTCGGACGCCGAATCGGAAACTGACTCTGCGCTCACATAAATTCCACGGAACGAAAGCCGATAAACGACCATCCCGCCAGATGTATTAGTAATTGCCGATATTGGGTCATTTCGCAAGCAAAAACAGCCGCAAACTCCCAGATCGACGCACCCTCGACTGAAGATCCAGTTCTCGAGCAGGTCCCGGTAGGCGATCGCCATGGACCGATTACCCTCTTTGAAGTATGCATTGATCTCGATCGAATGCACCTTTTGGACGGCAGACGAAGTCCTTAGACCAGCACCTGTCGACACTCCCAAGACCAGATACGGAGAGCAATCCTTGCATCCTTTCACGCCCACGAAGTGGTTCGCCGGCGTGATCTTCGTGCCTTGGATCCCTCGCAGGGTGTCAAGTATCGCAGTCTCGAGGCAGCACGGCATCAGATTCTCTCACAGCCTTGATGTTTTCAATCTTGCAGCCGAACTCTTCGACCACAATCGCCTCGGCGATCTCCGGATGGTACGTGTCGACCTGAATCGGAGTTCCCGCGCCGTACACCGTGTATCGTGTCATCTTGTAGCCCTGAATTCCACTGCAGCAAACTGCCGCATTTTTTGTTTGGCCATTTCGAACCCCGGATTGATCCACGGTCTTTGAGGGACCGAGGCACCATCGATTCTACCTTGATCCCATCCAATAAGGTAGTTCTTCTCGCGTGTCGTTACGTGACTCGGTGAAAATCCGACGACCGCAGAACTCCCAGAGGATGATCCACTGTCGATGTAGTTTTTCAAGAATGTGATCTGTGTCCCATTGAATCCCTGCGATGACGTGTTGTTCGGTTGCAGATACCCATTTACAGGTCCGTATCCGTCTTCCTTGTGACCGAAGTACGCATGCGGGATCTGGCCTGGCATCGAATGCGGTGGAGCCGGATCGCTCAGGATTTCCCGATACGTATCGGACAGTACTCGTGCAGCCTCAGCAGTCGCTGCCGCAACCTTCCGGGCCAGCAGTGCCTTGAACTCTTCTCGTTTATCCTCGAAGCGTACAGTCAGCACTTTCTTGCTCCAACGTCAGATAGAACGGGACCAGAGGACCTGCGTCACGAACTCCAGTGATCCGATAGGACGCATCCTTCGTCTTGATCCTGTGCCGTGAAGTCGGTTTCGTCTTCAGTGGCCAGCGAACCAGTTCACCAGAGTACCGATAGACGATCTCATTCGAATCGTTCCGAGACTGCAGGGAGCCGGATTCCGACAAGATCTTCCCGGTCGCACTTCCAACGCGAACGAGTTTCCCTTTCTCCTCGCAGTCGCCACAGTCCGTGCAGTCCAGTTCGAGGATCTCCAGTTTGTCCAACAACTGGAAACATGCGGCCACGGACCTCGCCCAGAGCTTTTTTACGCAGAACGCCGTCAATGTCTCGATTTTGTAGACAGTCCATTCTGTGCCCTCCGCATCTGTCACCACAGCGCCAAGGCCAATCTCGATGGGCTGCTCGTAAGTCGACACCCGGAACACACCATCATTCGGATGCACACCAGACTGCGGGCTCACAGACTCCATCGGCATCCCGGAGAACCGGCCATGCCAAAAGGTAGTCGTCGTCCCGCAGTATTCGACATCAACAGCGACGTAGTCACAGAACGCTGTGAGCCATGTCTCGCAGTTGCACAGGTTGTCTGCGCAGCACGATTCAGAGGCCGACGAAGAGTGGCTCATCTCCGGTATCTCCGCTGGTTCCTGACTCGGGTGTTCGTGCCGCATCGCGAAGATGGACACGTATACGGAGTGACGCATGGCACATGGATGAACTCATAGAGTTCATCCTGAACTCCACACTTCTTCTCCGAGTACATCTTCTGATACGACTGCAGGACTGCGACTTTCGCCTTCAGGCCTGCAGTTCGATCAAACGTCGTGTCGCCTTCCTTGACGACTGCCTCGCACGAAGATGCCGTGATCTCGTCAGCGAGTTCGCAGATCTTTGTTTCGATATCAGCACAAGAAAGGCATGTCGCCATATCACACCTCGACGAGGTTTTTGTAATTCCCAGTTCGTGAATTGATCTCAGCGAACTGACTAAAGTCGCGATTGAACTCGGTCTCGTCGATCGCTTTCTGGAGCGGCCAGTCCTTGTCAGGCTTCAGCATGCATTCCGCCTGCTTGAATGCGAACGAGGCTGCATACTTCTTCTTCGCAACCTCAAGAGAGATCTCGCGAGAAGCCTGGACAACACGAGTCGGACCACCGGGCATTCGCAATGCCCAAATCTTACTTGCACCTGCCATAACAATCTCCTTCATGAAAAAAGCGACGACGATGACTCGCCGTCGCTTCAGTTTACTTTTCGATGCGAGATTCCTCGCAACGATTATTCTGAGTCGGACGCGCCGCCAGTCAGAATGATACCCTTCATTGGGTCCTTGATGTAAGCGTAACCCTTGGAATGGCTGTCGTATCGTGCGACAATTCGACGAGACTGTTCTTCGGCACTCAGGTTCAGCCGGCGAACTTCCGGACGAATCTGATACACGAATCCGATGAACTCGTCCAGGCGACCCAACCAGATCCACTGGCGAGCGTCAGCAAGGCTGATGCTGTATCGCAGTGCAATCTTTTCTGCCAACCGCAGATAAGTCGTCGGGCTGAACTGCATTCCGTTCGCAGTCTCAGGAGTCATGATGTACTTGACGGTTGTCGCGTCAGCACAAGTCACGTCCTGCTCGACACTCGTAGAGTTCAACAGCTTTCGCAGACGATCCGCTTCCTGCTCGGAAGTGAATGCGTCCAGATTCTCCGTGTTCATCATGATCGGGCGACCATAGACAAGGTCGGTCATCTCACGCCACAGTTCCTTGATGTTCTGGAAGTCTGCAGGGCAAGTGATCGTCAGTGCTTCGCAGTTGATCCATGGGCCAGAGGCACCAGAATCAAACGGAGTTCCGGACGTTGGGCCAGAATCGTAGTAGATGTCGTAGGTCGTTCCAGATCGGTTCCAAGTCGTGCCGTATCCAATCAGAGCGTCGATCAGAAGATCTTCGCGGTGCTCGTCATGAGCATCCTTGATCTTCGGGATCTGGCTCATGATGTAGCCGTTCGGATCTTTGCACATGGCTTCGCGAGTCACAGCCAAACCAAGACCGCCCGCTTCACCTTCTGGGTGCTGCAGGTAATCGCTGGACAGACCGTAGAGTGGCGCAGATTCGAGTTCTCGAACCTTGTGCCACTTCATGTCGCTGAACACGCCGAAGTCACGGAAGTTCTCTCCGCACTCTTCGCGAGACTCAGTCGTCACTCGATTCGACAGCTTGTACTCTTCCTTTGGGTTTTCCCGAAGGCTGTGCCGAATCTTGATCTGAGCCATCTTGTTGAACATGCCTGAAGTGATGACGGCTTCCATCGCCTCTTCAGACATACTCGTGATGCGGTCTCGGTAATTCGGCCCGAAGTCCTGCTCAAGGCAAGGGATCAGGTCGATGTCCTCGGAAGTGATCGTCTTCGCGTCAAGCAAACCGTTCAACTGCTCGAGAACAACGCTTCCGTGCTTCTTATGGGAAGCCAGAGTTTTCAATGTCAATTGGCGATTCGCCATGGCTGTTTCCTTAGAAACCAAAATGAAAAAGTTTCAATCCACGCCAAACGTGGATGGCGAATTTAAGCCGAGAACTCGACTTCTGCGTAAGCAGTTGCAGTTGGACCAGAGTCATTCACTGCCTTGAACACGATATGTGCTGCTGTGCTGCTCTTCACGATCTTGTCGTTCACAAGAGCATTGCTGCTCGCGTTCTTCGCGAACGTGAAGCCCTGCCCACGAACCCAAGTCGTCGGCTCGGCAACGCCGCTTGCGTCAACGATCTGGTATGCACGAGTCCAAGAACTCCCGGCTCGGTAACGAGCAATCGGGATCCCATCTGGACGAGCGTTACAAACGCCGTCTTCCGAATCAATCTCGCCCTGCGCGACACCCTTGAACGCAGCTTTAGCGTTCACGCGAGTCGTGGCAAGGTCGGTGTCCCACGCAACGTCAGTGCTAATCAGTGCGGCAACCAGTCGGCTGTCGGTCGTATCAGAACCCAGAAAGTCTCCAGCGCAGATATCCACCAGAGTCGTCGGCAGTTCCATTGAGGAACTGTCTTCGTCACGGCAGTATTTCCCGTACTGGTTTCGAACATCAGGACAATTTGGCATGTGCCATCTCCAAAAACATTTGTCAGGAACAATCCCGAGTCAACACCAGGGAAAACTACTTCGCTGCAAGGCCGAGTTCTTTGCTCAGGTCGAAACCTGCTGAACTGCGGCCTGATTTCGCTCGGCGAGGGGCGGTCGTTTCTTCGACCTGTTCCTTCGCTGCGCGAGTGATCGGTTCTTCGTCATCTTCGAACTCGTCGTCAGTTTCGACGAGCATCGGTGACAGTTTACTCAGGACGGACTTCAGTTTGGTCCGATCCTTCATTTCGCATGCACACTCGACGATTTCCGTCATCAGTGCGGCTTCAAGTTCCACGCCCTCGAAGATCTTTGCGATCTCGGTCGTGACTTCCACCTTCAAGGCAGACGCCAGTCGCTCTGATTCCAGTGCGTCCAGACGAGCCTGCAGGTCGGCAGTTGCCTGCTTCGCCTTGGCGAGTTCCGCCTGTTCGGTGACGGTGTCCGAAGACTCCTTCACCAACTGAGCGACGAGATCAGGATGCTTTTCGCGGAGGGTCTTGATATCCAGTTCCATGTCATCTTCCTCGGTTTGTGCCGACTCAAAAAGACCTTCCGCAGTCGCGGGATCAGTCACAATATCGATTGATCGAACGGAACTGATGGACTCCACCAGAACGTCGCCGTTCTGATCCGCCTTCCCAGTCTGCACGCTCGCGTTAATGCTCATTCCGAAGGATTTCGGGGAATTCAGAACGTCCCATACGAATTGCTCCGCAACAGGATGCTTTGGATTGAACCGAATGTTCCCGAAATGCCCGAGTCCCGCTCGGTATTCGACCTTCCCTTCCACAACAGCGAACTTGTCCTTGTAGGACCGTGGCGCCGTCGCAGTGGCAGGATGGTCGATGTAAATCTTCGCACCTTCGAGGACAGCAGCGCTCTTCCGAACGCCGGCAGTGTCGTAGTTGCGTCGATTTTTTGATCTGAGTCCCAGAAGCTTCACACCCTTGATCAGGCCAGCCTCGCGATCGATCATCGCCTCGGTGACTTCACCGAAGCTCTGCTCGGACTCGAGTGCCTCTTCAGGTTTTCGCTTTGAAAGACTCATTTCGTTCCGCCTTTTCCACCTTTGGGCTTGTTCTTGCCCTTATTGCATGAGCACATTGGCTTCTCCTTCGTTTTTAAGAATCCAAAATAACAACTGCAACTGTGTTTACTTAGGAAATCCCTTCGAAACTCCTTTTTCTTTCGTAGGATCGGCTTTTTTCTTCGGTTTCGGTCCCGGATCGACATTCGCCGTCGCTGCATGCGGGCTTCCGAGCGGCAGCGGGAGTTCCTTTGCGAGCTCCATCTGTATCTGAGCCTGCTGTGAGTCGTACTCGTAACCTTCCGATGCCAACCAATCCTTGGATGACAGTTTCCCTGCCTCCCACAGGACCTGATTCACCTCGAAGTCCTCTTTCCGATTGCGAGTCTGCACCCGAGGCGGCTTGATGTGCATTCTTACTGCGTCGACATCATCCTCAGTAAGATCCATCACTCCGCGACTCGCCGCATACTTCAATGCCTGCAGCAGGATCCGTTCATCCTCGGACACCATCAGAGCCTGCTCGAACCGCATTGCCTTGTGAAACGGGCCTTCTGAGACCAGTGTTGATGCGAAATTCCCTTCTGACACGTTCGCTGTCAGCATAAACTCCGGCAATTTCATCCCAGAGGCGCACGCGCGCAGCAGATTTACGAGCACTTCAATGTGGTTCGTGAATCCCTGACCGGTCGTCGGAAACTCGTAGTGGATCGATTCCGGCTTCGTCACGACACCAGCCGCAGGCATCCCGAAAGTCTCGTACTGACCCGAAGACCCTGCCCCACTCTGCTGCGATGCCAGCCACGATCCCAGCTTATCGGCGCCCATACCTGCCTGAATTGTGCGGATCGCACCGAATGCGGCCTGAAACCCGGAAACCCGCATCAGATTCGACAGGAGTTTCTTCGCCCAGATCATCTCTTCGCGAACTGGCCAGTAAAGCGTGTACCCTCGCGGATCATTCGCCAGGCAATTCCGTTTCCGATGCTGGACAGTGGTGGATTCCACTAGAGCCAGAGTATCCGGCAAAACGCCCATCGGAGTGACGTAGGCGAGATCCGGATACCACTGATCATTGATGTAGTACCCAACTGGACGGTATCTGATGTCGTTCGTGCGACGGACGCCAAATAAATCGATGAACGGCTGTTTCGGCTGCTGATTCTCCGGGTCTGAGTCGTTGTACGTGCTGTTCGGATCATCCTCGAGGTCGGTCGGCTCTGCGAAATTCGTCCGCAGGATCCCGTCGTCGCTGTAATGCAGCAAATCCCAAGCTTCACCGTGCCGGTCCAGCCGCTGGCTCGTTTCTGATTGACGCTGGAACCACTGGTTTTCCTTGAACCACTGCTCGAGGAACTTCTCCACCTTCTTGACGGAGTCTGACTTCGTGTCCTTCTCGTCGCGGGGCTTCACAGTCACCATGTGCCCTGTGTCAGCGATGTAGTACGAGCGATTGTCCTTCGCATTCGTGCCCCAGCACACGCGGGACAGCGAATCGCCGAGGATCATCGTGTCCTTCACATCCTGAATAGTCTCGTAAGGATCC